CCCCATTATACCTGTATGCTTTTAACAGACAAAAAACTTTACGACAACGTTTGTAATACATGGCATCTTGTAACGATGATCGGCCTAGATTTTCCTAACAAGGGCGGAAAGGGTACGCCGCGGCGCAAGAAGCCGAAAAAGTCTTTTGTTAATTTTGAGGTTCCTGAAAACCCTGACATTCCGGCCACGAGCGCCGCAGCGCCTATTATTGACATGGAGGTTACAGTGCCAGGGGATTCTCCGGCGTCACCGCCAGCCATGTTTCCGGCGCCAGAGATTTTTTTTAGGAATGCTTCTTCTGCGCCGCTTGCTGATCCTGAGACGCTGACGACATTAAAGGAGATGCATCAAGATTGGGGGACATCCAGAGAGGACGTTTCCCGTCCTTCTATGGACTGGCGGGCGGCGGTGCAGCGTCATTTGAAGAGTGGGAATATTGAGGCGATTAAACAGGCTGGCATCATTTCTGCGCAGCTTAAAATGATGGAGCTTTGCAACGAAGCTGACTCTGAATCTATTCAATACAATGCTGCGGCGCACATTCTTGCGCAGAACGGTCATGGTCCGATTAGCCGCGTTGAAGCTAAGGTGGAGTATGAGAAGATGCCTAAGGATCAATTGATTGCTGTGATTCAAGCCAAGTTTGCGAGTTTGAGAAAATTCATCCCTGGATTTGACGCTGCTCAGCTTCTCGCCGCGCCTGCGGCGTCTAATGAGATTATTGAAGTCAAAAATCAAGAAGATGAAAGCGCCACTTTAAGCTAAAGGCTGCGCGAATTTTTGAATGAGAATTTTGAATGGACCTGGATAGTTTATCGCAAAAGGAGCTTGCGGAATTTGCTTATCTGCTTGAGCGGCAGGAAGAGGCGCATGCCTCTGCGAAGCTTGAGCTTTATCAGCCGCATAAAGGGCAAGTGGACTTTCATAAATCCAACGCGAAGATCCGGCTTGTTGTTACTGGCAACCGTTGGGGGAAGACTACTGCCAGCGTCATTGAGTCGGCCTGGCTTGCCTTAGGGATTCATCCTTACCATCCGATTACAATACCGAATCGCGGAAAGCTTTATGGTGAGTCTTTTCAAATGGTGGATGAGACTTTCCGTGCGAAGTTTGAGGAATGGATACCGAAGAAGTTTCTCGTGAAGAAAAAGCCTTATGGGTACAACCAATGGGGATATCTCAATCGGATTAATTACGCGAACGGCTCTTACACGGTCATTAACACCTACGACCAGGGCGAGAAGAAGGGCGAGGGTTCTAATTGGCATTATGTAGGATTTGACGAGCCGCCGCGCCGCGAGATTTTCGTGGCGAACCTGCGCGGCTGCGTGGACTATGGCGGCCGCATGTGGTTTACCTGTACCCCGCTTTCCGAGCTTTGGATTTACGATGATCTTTGGCTGCCTGGCATTTCTGGACAAAAGAAGCATGTTGAATGTTTTTCGGGTTCAATTTATGACAACCCGCATCTCGACAAGGAATCTGTCAACCTATTTGTTTCTGAGCTACGCCCTGAAGAGCAGAACGTTCGCGTGCATGGTCGCTTCATGCGTGTTGAGGGCCTTGTGTTATCAACCTATGACCCGACCCTTTCCGACATTGACCCGTTCACACTTGACCATCGTTTTTCTATTTACGAGGGCATTGACCCTCATCCCGCGAAGCCGCACTGTGCTCTTTGGAAGGCAATTGATCCTAGTGGCCGCCGTTTTGTAGTTGGAGAGCTGGCTTGTCCTGACGGGATTGACGCTTTTGGAGCTGGCATTGCGGCGATGCGGCGTCAATTGCAGCAGCACGGCGCACGCCTCGTTCGCAGCATTAACGACACTTCCTTAAACCAGAAGGACCCTCTTTTCCGGCAAAACTTGCGTGATCAGCTTATCAGTAAGCTGCGCGAGCTTGGCGAGGACATTATGCCGCAGAACGCGCAAAAGAGAGACTGGCTTGAGCCTGGGATTATTAAGCTTAAGGACCTTTACCGCTCTGTTAAACAAGACGTGCGTGGCCAGACTATTGAAGCGCCGATGCAATATGTTTTTAAGAATTGCACGCTTTACAAGCACAACTTAACTCATTATCAATGGCCGAAGCCTTCTCTTCAAGACCTGCTGGAAAACGCCAGGCCTATTGCGAAGCACAATGATTTTATTGACTGTGACCGTTACATTGAATCTGTCGCCCCTGAATATCAAACTCCTGGCGGATCCATTTTTACGCATAACTACTCGGGAGCTTACACGCAACGAGCATCTCTTTTTCAAGCGCCTGACACGCGGCAAGGGATCATTGATAGAGTGCATAGGCACATGCAGACTGCAACCATGTCACGCTCCAAATCAGATCTTTCTTCACCGGCAGAGATTACAGCGGCGCTGCGCCCGCGTTTTGACGGGACAGTTTCTTACCGGAGCGGCCAGCGCCTTTCTCGCCAAAACTTTTCTTTTAGAGGAATTCCTAAATGAGTCCACGCCCTAAAGGATCTTTAAACAAATCTACTGTTGCTGCGCAGACATCCGTCTCTGGTGAAGGCCAAATTATTTATGCGCCGGTGAATCCGGTTCTTCGCATCCCGAACATTGTCATCAATCCTGAGATGTTGGTAGAGCGTGCGGTCACTCGCTTTGAGCAGTTTTCTAATGACCGTATGGAATGGCTTTCCAAAAGGGAAGAATACTATCTTGGTTGGGACGATTATTTAACGCCTACACGTAAAGGCCCGTGGGATGGTGCTTCGAACGTGCATCTTCCGTTGACGGAAATCCAGATCAACGCGATGCATGCGCGTATTCTTCAGGCTTTATTTTTCATTGATCCATGGTTTTACGTCGACCCTCAGGAAGCCGCTGACTTGCAGCGTATCCAGAAGATTGAACAGTACATGAAGTATATCGTGATGCGGTACGCGAATCATTATAAGGGGATTTATTCCGCTATCGACGACTGGGCCATGGACCTTTGCACGGACGGAATGGGGATTCTTTCGCGGGACTGGACGATACAGCAGCGCCGCGCTGTCGTCGTTGAAGAAAATCCTGACTTTATTGCCCAGAAGGAAGAGTTGGAATTTCTTCTTGGCAATGAGGTTGAAGCCAAAGAGTTTGAAGAGCGCGCGAAGGCATTGATTCGCCAGCCCTACATGGAGAAGGCAGTCATCCGCACTGTTTTTAACGGTCCGACCGTGGTTGCTGAAGATCCTGCCTATGTGCTTTTCAAAGGGGATGTGGTGGATTCGACGGACCTCAATATGCACGAAACCGTCATCAAGGTCTGTTACTTTACCCGCGAGGAATTGATTGGATTTAAGCAGTCTGAATTTATGGATGAGGATTCCGTTGATCAAATTCTTGAATCACCGCCTAATAAAAAAGGCTCATCTTCTACCCATCGAAATTCTTCTGTTGAGTATGCGAAAGACCGCATGACCGGAGTTGTTACACAGGACTCTTCGGTCCCGTCTGATCAGTATGAAATTCTTTGTTGTTATGACCGCGTCAGCCTTGAGGTGAATGAAAAAATTCGCCATCGTTCGCACGCGGACGAATTGATTTACATGGTCCATGCTCCGTCTAAAACGCTTGCACGGTGGACTTTTCTTGATCGCGTTTCCGCGTCCGGCAAGCGTCCGCTGCACATGGCTCATCTTTATCGTCGGCCACGCCGTTCTATTGGGCGCGGGATTGTCGAAACCCAGTATCCCATGAATGAAACCGCTGACATATTGATGAACCAGGGAATCAATGCCGGTATGCTTGCCAATGAACCGATGTTTGGGTTCAGAGCTAATTCTACATTTGACCCTAAAGTTGTGCGTGCCGAGCCTGGCCTTGGCATCAAGATGGATGATCCAAATAATGATATGCGGTTTTTCCATTGGAACGTAAATCCTACTTGGTCGATGCCTATCATGGGGATGGTTCAGCAATTTTCTAGCCAGCTTACTTCTATTGGGCAGCTTTCGCTGGGCGGGAACGTGGCTGGCAATCGCTCTAACTCTATGACGCAATCCATCCTTGGGGAGACCTCGGTCAACCTTGACGTTATTTTAAAGCGTGTCAAGCAGCCGTATTCAGAGTTGCTTGAGGGCCTTTACGCGGATTGTTCGGAGAGAATGCCAAACAAGCTTCGGGTATCTTGCATAGGTTATGATGGCGAGCCGATGCTTGACAAAGACGGCAATCCTTACGGGATTGACATTTCCCGCGAAGAGATGCGGACCCGCATACACTTTGGCCTTTACGCTAACAGCCAGAACATGAACCGGGCGCAGCAAGAAGCTGCTGCGCTTAAGCAGGCGCAGTTTTTTTTGCAGCCCATCGCTTTGCAAACTGGCATCGTGACGCCGCAAAACGTTTATCAGATTTTGATGCACGTCGCTCGAGCGATGGGGACTCAGCAGGTGTATCGATTTTTGACCAAGCCGCGTGAGGGCCTGGCAATCCCGTTGCAGGCTGAGATTTTGATGATTATGCAGGGTATGGAGCCGCAGCTTTCTATCAATGACCCTGAGCATCAATCTAAATTGGAATTTATGCAGCAGCTTCTGGGATCAGATAAGGCGCAGCAAGAAGTACAGTTTGGTCATGTCCATAAAAACGCGATGCAGATTTTGGAAAAGGTTATCGCGAAGCGCGCGAAAATGCTTGAGATGCAGAACGCTCCAACGAACCTACAAAACCCAACTGGAATGCAAACATCTCCGCAGGCCGGTCCACAGGGACAGGCTGGCATGCCCATGGCTGAGGGGGAGCCTGGCGGAGCAAATAATTTTGGAGGGCCTGAAGGGCAGGGCGGCGGCGCGCCGGGCGGCGGAGAATTTGATACTGGCTTGATGGGCGGCATTCAGCCGCCTGAGTAGGCTAAAAAACGGAGGACGTATGAGTGAGAAAAAAGAAACACAAACTCAAACAGCGCAATCTTTTGCTGATCGGGTTCACCAGGCAAAGGAAGCTGGAAAAAGGGCTAGCCAGAAAAAGCGCAATGAAGAGGCGCATGCGCAGCGCAGGATGCGGTTTTCTGATCATGAGCGGACGGTTGGGACACGGATGCTCCCGCTTCTAACTCAAGATTGTTATCGGGCGCTCGATGAGTTTGAAAACTTCAACATCGCTGACGCTATGGCCAAGGCTTTTGATCCGCCGAATCCGGCATGGCTCAATCATGACAAGGCCACATTTGGCGAGCTTATGGCTTTTAAGAAAGGCTTTAACATAGGCCTGCAAGTACTCAGAATTGCTAGACAAAATTTAATGTCCCAGCTTCTTGAAGATCAAGCTGAGGAGGCTAAAGTTAACGCTAAGGACAATGAATAGCAATACGTTTCACGTGTAACTTTGTACATAAAGGAGCAATCTATGAAGATGAAAACCACGACTAAAAAATCTGGCCAGGCTGGCATGCCGACTCGCCCAGCGAAAGCTAAACTTCAATCCAATTCTTTATCCCCTAAGAGCTTCGGCATGGACCCGAAGGCCATTAAGCTCAAAAGCCCTAAGCTGATGAATGTTAAGGGCGGCGGATACTAAACACTTTTCACTTTAATTGAATGGAGGAATAGACATGAAGATACGAAACATTTTGCTAAACCCTGATGTTAACGGAAGCGGCGGCGGAGCTCCGGCTGGTGCCGGAGCAGGTTCGGGAGGCCAAGCGCCCGTCTTTGATCCGCAGAAATTTCGTGATGAAATTGCGTCTTCAAACCGACAAATGTTTGAGCAATTTTCTGGCTCCATGCAGAACACCATGAAAACAATGCTTGAAGCTTTTCGGCAAGATCCCGGGAATGCCGGGACTGATTCTAGCGCCGGGAATCCCGGGAATGCCGGGACTGGAGTTACGCCTAAGCAGCTTGAGCCATACATGGCTGAAATGGAAGCCTTGGGGCTGGAAGAGAATCAGGCAAATGCTCTTATTAATTTTGTGACAAAGGTGCTCGGCTCCAAGGTCCCGCAGTTTGAGCAGCAAATACTTGGCAAGGTGGATGAGAACAATAATAACCGCTCCCAGCAGCAGCAGATGAATATGCGTGTGGCGCAGCAATATCCAGACGCCATGGTACCTGGCTCTCCTCTTCGTTCCGCCGCGCAGGACCTGTTTTCTCGCTTGTCCGAGGCAGAAAGAAAGCACCCTGCTGCGATGGCTAATTGCGTTAGAGAGGCTGCCGCCGAGCTTGGCATTGCGCCAGTCTCTAAAGAACAGTTTCAGCAACATCAAAGCCAAAACCCTACTGGAGGGGCTTCCGCTGGCGGGCAGCACGACAAGGGGAAGCCTGATCAGGTCGAGCTTGATTTCGCCAAGGCTTTTGGCGTGTCTCAGGACAAATACGAAGAAAAACTGCGCATAGTTCGCATGGGACAAAAACGATAATCGTCGCATTGGCATTGAACAAAATCAACATTTAAAAAATATGAGTTGCAAACAATAATCATTTCAGGGACACTTGCGACCATAAACATATGGCAACGTAATGTAGCGTATGGCCACTCGGTGATCTTGAAGTTTTTTGTTTCGTCTCGAAAATATTATGGACTTAGAAAATCTTACACAAAGCGAGCTTAACAGCTCCAAGGCCTCTTCAGCTGAAAATCATTCTGAGCAAGTTGCCATGGCCGCGTCCCGCGCTTCTGAATCCCGCCGCCGCTCATCCGCTCCAAACTTTGGGGGCAGTACAAAAATAGGTAATGTTTCGCCTGTCGCTAAGAAGAAAGCTGAATTTTTGAAAGGTTTCTTTGAACGGCGTCGGGTGCTTGCAGTTCCTGATTCCATCCTCGATTCAAACCCTGATAAGCATTTTTGCTTTGTCTCGATGAACAAGCTTCAAAAAAGCGGGATGTGGCATCAAATGGGGTACGAATTGTACCGTGTTAGCCAAGATCCTGACTCTCAAAACAAAGACAAGTTCAATAACGGTATTGATGACTTTGTGCATCGTAACGAGATGGTTCTGGCTTGGATTCCTAAAGAGGAATTTGAGCGCCGCCAGATGGAATTTCAAGTTGCTCGCGGGAAAGTCAACTTGGAAGATGTTGTAATGAAAGATCCAAATTTAAAAACCTTTTCTCCGCACGCAAAGCATACCCGTGAGGTTAAACGCTTTGCGCCGGAAGCCGGAGCGCCGGTTTAATTTAGGAGGCCGTCATGCCTAATGTTGATTTCCCACGCGGATTTTTACCCTACAAGGGTTGTCATCAAACCGAATATTATCCTATCGCCTCAAACAATGCTGAGATTGGGTTGTTTGATTTGGTAGAGCGTCGAGCGGATGGCTTTGTCCATCCAGCCCAGGCTGGATCTGTGACAATCGTCGGAGTTTCGGCTGAGCGTAGAGCGGCAAATTCTGGAGGCGAGATTGCTATCTACGATGACCCGTCCATGCGTTTCTTGGCGCAGATGGACGAAGCTGATTTCGATGCGCAGACTGATTTCGATTTGAACTATAATATCGTAGCAACCACCCCGTACTCAATTACAGGACAGTCACGCATGGAGATTGATTCGAGCACGGGGGCCGCAACCGCAACCTTGCCGATTAAGGTTTTGCGCGTTGCTGACGTGCTTACTCCGGCAGGGAATGCCTTGGGTGCGAACGTTTTAGTGGAGTGTATCATTAATAATCATTTGAAGAAATCGACTGGCGTGAATGGATAATGCTGTTTCGTTTTGACAATGGTCATTTGAAAGGAGCTTTGTAATGGGAACTAATATTCGTAATAATTTTGCCGATTTCTTCGGCCCGACAAAGCTTCCGCAATTGGAAGCAATTATCCTTGCGAAGACGGATTCTTACCCATCAATGATTCCGATTCTCTTCAATGAAGAGAACATGACCACGGATATTTACCAGACCACGACTCATTCCGGCCTACGAAACCCGACATTAAAGCAGGAGAATCAGCCAGTCACTTTTCAGACGATGCGTCCAGGTTTTGATAAAACCTACTTTGCGGATATGTACGCGAGCGGGTATCGCATTTCCAAAGAAATGGTAGATGATGGCAAATTCAGCTTCATCGAGCGCGCCACTATGTCCTTTTCAAAGGGCATGTTTGAAATTGAAGAATTGGCTGCTGCTGGCGTGTTTGATGATGGTTTTACTGTTAACGGTTATGACGGAGTCCCTCTTTTCTCTGTTAGTCATCCGCTCGAAAATGGCGATGGAGTTCTCGGCGTAAATCGTCCTAGCACTGGATCAGAACTGTCTATCACTTCTTTCCGTGAGCTTCGGAATATTATGCAGGACACTCTGAACGAAAATGGCCAGCGTGTGAAGTATGCTCCTTCTCTGTTTATTGTACCCCAAATGCTGCAAGATGATGCGCAGGAGATTGTTAAGTCTGCTTACAATCCAGAAAATGCGAACAACGCAATCAATACTGTTTATGACAGTGTGAAATTGCTGCCTGGAGGTTTCTGGAACTATTTGGAATCAGACACAGCGTTCTTCTTGCAGGCTGAGAAGATGGACCATTACCTCATGTTTATGCGTCGCCAGGGCATGGAGGTGACTACTGATTACGACACTCACGCAATGGCTCATGAGATCATTGCGAGCAAGCGTTGGGATGTTGGGCATTCTTCTTGGCGTGGTGTTGTTGGCAATCCTGGCCAGTAAAATTTTGTTTTCGCAACGGAGATTTTTATGACCCGCATCCCTGCTCGATATTCTAACGGTGTGAACACCCTAGAAAGGCCTGTTGCCGCTCTTCGGGATTTAAGGATACCGTTTCGGCGTAATACTGTTTCTAAGGCTGACCATTTTGTTGACTTTGTTCCGTCGGCTTGGACTGTCACCGAGACACAGGCGGGAGCGACGCAAGCAGTTACTGGGGCCATTGGCGGCGTATTACTTCTGGCAAATTCTGCCGCTGATAACGATGTTAATCAAATACAAGGACCTGAAGCGTATAAGCTTCAAGCTGTCAAAGTAACGAAATTTGAAGCTCGGGTGAAGCTCTCTGAAGTCATTCAAGCTGATCTTTTTGTTGGCCTCTCTATCTTGGATGCCGACCTGGTTGGCGGTGTAACTGATTTTATCGGCTTTCGTAAGGATGATGGCGATGCGCTGCTTGACTTTGTTTGCCTGAAAGATTCCGTTGGCTCAAATTCAGTAGGGCTAGCCACGCTTGTCAATGACGCCTGGGTTTCCCTTGGTTTTGTTTTTAATGGGGTTGATATTAGCGTTTACATTGACTCTCAACGTGCCGCTGTGATTAAAAATGTTGTATTCCCTGACGATGAGGAGTTGGCTGTAACTTTTAGCATTACCAACGGTGAGGCCGTGGCTAAGAATTTGAGCATCGATTATTATGTGGTCGAGCAAGAGATTTAAGCGCGAGGGCCTTTATTGATTTAAGGGAGATGCAAAATTCATTTTGTTTTTTAAAACCCGGCTAGAGAATCCTCTAATCGGGTTTTTGGTTTTTAAGGGAGATTTTTTTATGGCTGTTAGGACTAGGACGGTTGGACTTCGCAAACTGAATGTAACGGTTACTGCGCCAGGGACGCCTGTCCCATGTTCGTTAACCCCTCTTTTTGTTACTGACTTTGAGGTTCATGTAAAAAGTGGAAATTTGGGAGCTAATGTCTATATCGGCGATGAGACCGTAGATAACACATGGATTCCACGAGCGAAGGGAACAAATTGGAATTTCGTTCATGGCACTGGGAATTTTATAGGAAGAGACCCCGTCTTATCTTTTGACCTTTCAAAAATTTTTGTAGATGCGGATGGCGCTAATGATTCTATCATAGTGCAATATTATGGAGTGGATAGAGGGGTTCGGGACGCTTAACATGCCTGTATTTAAATCAAACCTTTTTACTCAAGATGATGTAAATAATGCTGTTAACTCAGCGCTTGCCGCCAATAAGCCAGCCGAAGAGTTTGTTCAGGTCGGAGGGCTTATCACGCTATCGAGCAATATTACCCCAGTTAACAATGTTCCTCCGCAAAACACTCAAGGCACCCAATTCTTATTTGACTCAATTACTGTCCAAGGTCCAATAAGCAAAGTTTTGATAATGATTTCTTTTAATGGATCAGTAGCCGTGCCTAACAACGTTTTAACTTGGGCGCTTTTTAGGGACAATATTGTAGATGCTATACATTCAAGAAATTCTCGCGCGGCCATAGACTTTAAAGCTTATTCAAGTTTTTATATAGATTCGCCTGGGGCGCTTGGGAAGATTGATTATTTTGTGCGTGGCGGAGCAAATGCTTCAAACTTTTATGTTAACGGAGACTCGTCTGGGAATCAGGTTCTTGGGGGTTCTTGCCAGGCGAGTTTGTATCTTAAAGAGATTTTACCTTAATCATGAATATTATTTTTAGAAAAAATAATGTTGATTTAACAGCGCCTGGGGTTGTCGACATTTGGGAAGTTGATCGTGATTGCACGATTCCAATTGTTCTTTTTTCACCTACCGCAAAAGCAATCACTGGCGGCGGAACCAATGTTAGTCTTGGTACGAATGCGCCGGATTACAATAATTTCATTCATCCGTATTATATTGACGAGCTTGCTGCTGGCTCATGCCAAGAGGCGCCTTCCGGCTTGAGTGGAAAGGCGAGACTTCACTCTGGGCAATCCTTAAAAATGAATATAGTTAAGGCTGTTGTTGGATCTTTTTCTGTAGACATTATTGGCTTCGGATGTCCTGACATTTTATATTCAGCCGCACCGATAGTTCGCTCCATTGGAGACATTGACTTGGGAGTATCAAATGACATTGATTTTGTGGATGTTGATTCAACCAACGCAAAAATAGATTTTTCTGTTGACGTCCCTGGAAGGTGGAAAGTTGATTTTTATTTTTCGATTTCTACTGTTGGGACAAGCAGCCTTTCTATTGATTCAAACACTTTATTTAGATTAAGTGACGGATTATCTCTTAACGGCCCTTCCTTATCAGCTGGGGTATTTTCGCCGCCTTCACTTGCTTTTATTCCGGCTCAAGATATTTCAACGGCAGTCTCTGCCGTGTTTAGTTTTACTACGCCAGGCCCAAAATCAATTAAGCTTCAGAAGAAAAATGTTTCCAGCGTGAATGTTGCAAGCCGTCATGTTTTAGCAAACGCTGCTTCGCAAATTCAGGCAGTTGCTTATCGAATTTCTGAATAAAGGTAATGGATGCCAGTCCGGTCAAAACAAAACTCTTCTGGCGGCGGTGATAGCGCTGGCGCGCCGCTTCCTTATCACGGGGTGAGCGATGCAAATTATTCGGTCCAGGCAACGGATTCGATTATCGGCATGCAAGCTATTACAGCCACGCGGACGATTACTCTTCCGGCTGCTGCGGCAGCTGGCGCTGGCAAAGAATACCTTATCAAAGATGAGTCTGGCTCTGCGTCTGGTTCGGTCGTTATTCAAATAGTAGTTTCTGGAGGCGGAACGATGGACGGGGTCGCGCAGATAAATGTTACAGTCCCGTATGGAGGATTGAAGGTTTATTCAAATGGATCTGCTTATTTCTCGGCTTAAGGCGGTGTTGAATGGTTAAGATTTTTTTTATTGCGGCAAGTTTCCTTTTCTACTCTAACGCGCTCGCCATTGGGCCCGCCTGCAATGTCACGACCAACCCGCCATACTGTGCTGGCGGCACAGACATACCTATCACCGATGGAGGGACGGGGGCCTCGACCGCGGCAGGCGCTCGGGCGAATTTGGGGGCCGCGCCGGACACTGCCACTTATATCACTCAAACACCTAACAGCGAATTAACAAGCGAGCAGGCACTTTCAGCCTTATCTAGCGGCGTGATGCGAGTTGAAAATGGCACAGGCATTGTCACTTCATTGACTAATTCTTCTGGTATCGCCGCTAATATTTCTGACGAAACCGGCACCGGATTATTAGTTTTTGATACAGCTCCAACATTATCTTCTGCCACTATTTTAAACTTCATTAGTGAAGATGTTGATCCCGCTGATGCCGGTTATCTGCGCATGCAGAACAACTCCGCCATTGGTTGGGAAGCATCGCCTGCTGGGACTGATGTCAATCTCAGGGTCAACGCTTCCGAGCAATTATTGTTAGAAAACAGCAGCGGTTTTGTCTCTAACGCCATTGTCTCCGCTCCTGTATTGGCGAGCAGCAACGGCGACATCGCCGACGCCGGATTTATCCGCATTAACAATGCGGCGCTCATTGGCTGGGAAGCCTCACCGGCCGGTACTGACGTGACTCTCACCGTTGACGCTAGCGAAATCATGCAGTGCAGCGGCACGTTCAATGCTGTGACGCTGACGGAAAGCGGAAACAATGTCCCGAACGTCACCGACAATCTTTCCGTCTTTGCGGCGACGACTTCGGCTCAGCTCGCCGGAGTCATCTCGGATGAAGCCGGATCAGGTTCTTTATTATTTGGGACGATTGCGCAGGGAGACCTTCTTTACGGCTCAGCCACCGGCGTTCTTTCTTCTTTAGCAAAAAACACCACTGCCACACGGTATCTTTCTAACACAGGCGCTTCAAACAACCCAGCTTGGGCGCAGGTCAATCTTGCCAATGGAGTCACAGGGAATCTTCCGGTGACAAATTTGAATTCAGGAACATCCGCCAGCGCTTCAACTTTCTGGCGCGGAGATGGGACTTGGGCGACTCCTGGAATTGGTTCAAGCATTTCTGCAGGGTCTTTTGTTTTTGAAGAGTTTTACAGCGTGCCTTCCCCGTTTGACGATGAATATGGAGCTTTCCCGTTGAGATTAAGTATTTTGAATAGCGGCTCGATTCTTAACGGCGTTGTTGACGCGGGAGCTCCTGGGACGATTAACTTTTCTACTGGAAGTTTAACAAATGGTAGCGCCTCTGCGACATCCTCTGCTAATAATATTCTTTTTGGCGGAGGAACCTATGCTTTAGAGGCTAGAGCTTATTTGGCTAATTTATCTGACGGGACTGATACCTATACAGCGCGTATTGGTTTTAATGATAATGCAGCTTCCGACGGCCCTGACGCTGTAATGTTTCGTTATTCTAGTTCAATCAATGCCGGAAAATGGCAGTGCGTCACTCGCTCAAATAGCGTAGAAAGCACTGCTGATTCAGGAATATCTGTCGCTTCAAGCACATGGTACAAACTCGGAATTTCAATGAACGCGGGTGCTTCAAGTGTCACTTTTTCAATAAACGGATCTAGCGTTTGCACAATTACTACAAATATTCCATCAGGATCAGGCCGCGGAGTTTCTTTAAATGCAAGTATTGCAAAAAGCGCTGGGACTAATTTCAGGACACTTGATCTTGATTTCTTGTCATTGCAATTTGTTCCAACTACTCCGAGATAATTATGGCCGTAATTATTCCAGACAATTTTGGGAACATGAAAAAAATATGCTTTAACCGCGCCCAAATTTCGGACGAGCAGCCGGAGAACGTTGAGTTTTTCGAATCCGCCTTAAACGAATATTACATGACAATTTGCACGGAGCGGTCTTGGACTTGGCGGAAGGCTGAGCGGGATTTCAATTTTAACAAGGCTGTGCAAACTGGGACTTCTGCCGTTACTAATAACAGCCGCGAAGCTGTTCTGACTGGATTGACCGTTGATGACTCTTTTCTTTATCGAAGTATCAGATTTGGGAATGACCGAGAAGTTTATCGGATCGTTGGTGTTGATGTGGTAGCTAATTCAATTTTGCTTTCCGCGCTTTATGTTGGGGATACTAATCCTGAACAGACTCATAGAATTTACAAATACGAGTTTGCTCTACCTCCTAATTTGGACACTCTTGACCAGGTTTATATTGATACCGGAGGTGTTCGCGCTGGGCGAAGCGGTGCCGGTGCTGGAGAGCTTGACCCCATTAACGTGATAGAATTTAATCAGCTGATGAGTGTGGCTTCTAGCATTGAAGGGACGCCGGAAGCTTATACTCGTGACGGTCAAATTTCGGCAGAGGATTTGCCGCCGCTTGATGTAATGGTTGCTGATCATGATTTCCTTGGTGGCAATCAATGGGACCAGGTGCCTAAACTCCGCCTTTTCCCAATCACCCCTGACCAAAACCGAGTTATCCATCTCAATTACACGCTGCTTGTAGAACCGCTTATTGATGATGCTCAGGTCCCGATTATGCCGTTTGATAATCGATGGGTAATAATTCATTACGCGCTCGGCGAGTGGTGGAAGACGAAGGGCGCTGGCACAATGTCGGACCGTGAATTTGGCCGAGGCGATAAAATTTTAAAAGAAATGCGAGCAGAATTTCAACGGACTGATGTTAAGCCGAAAATCGTTTTTGACGCTTCGAGACATGTTCGCCAGCATGGTTTTAGGAATCGGCGTTATCTCCATTATATTTCTCGACTGGCCGAAACCGGGAGTGTGTAATGCCTGAAGCGATACTCCAGCAAAAGATTTTCCCCTATGATGGAGCTTTTGATGCAACTAAGCATCCGCTGCTTATTTCCCCTAAAGACGTTGTTGATTCGCAGAACATTGTTTACACCACTTACTCAACAAAAAAGAAACGCCCTGGCGTCACCACTGCTTTCCCTACAAAGTTTCCAACTAACCGCCACATTCTTTCTGGAATAGATTTTTGGCGCCTTGGGAAGCAGCGTATTGTTTTTTATGATGGAAAAAACATAATTTCTTATGACACTGCTCAGGATAGATATGACATTATTTCTAGCACTTTCACAGTCCCAATTGACACAGTGGTGCATTTTACAGCTTTCCAAGGCTTTCTGATAACAACTTTTGAGGACGGGGTTACTACTCCAAAGGGATGGACCGGATCAGGTGCAATGTTCAATCTTGACCCGACACTTCCGGCGTCTCCGTTTTGCAGAATTTGGCTCAATAAAATTTGGGTGCCTGATCCAACTATCCCTGGGCGCGTTCTTTATTCACAAACCGGAAGCATTCAATTCACGGGTGGGGATTCAGGAGCGTTAGACCTTGACGTGAATGATGGTGATCCTGACGGAATCACCGCAATCTTTCCTCCATTTTTTGATGCTCTTTACATTACAAAGCGATTGTCTATTTACCGCGTTAAGCCAGTAATCCTTGGTGGCGGCGCATTGATTTTTTCTTATTCTAAAATTTCAGATGGCATTGGCTGCATTTCGCACGCGGCGGTAGCGGCAGGGCCAGGTAATTTATTTTTTCCTTCAGATGAAGGCGTGCATTATTTTGTTTCCACAGACAAAATTTCTGAAATTGAGACAGATGATTTCTCTTTGCAGATTCAGCCGCTATGGATCAAGGAAACTAATTTTAAGCGCTCGCGTTTCATGCAGGGGGTTTATGACCTGGAACTAAAATCTTATCTTATCACTTGCCCCTCAGAGTCATCGCTTTTCCCTAATGATGTTTGGGGGTATTCCATCGCAGCTAAGAAGTGGTATCGCTGGCGTGGGTATAACCATACTTCGATTTTTCGATACATTGATTCAAAATCCAAACGACTTAGAACGCTTGTCGGATCAAAGGAGGGTAATATTGGATTTATCGATTCTTCTTCAACATTGGATTACGACAAGCCGATTGACATAAATTTACAATCCGGGATTATTTGCCCTAGCGGTTCGCCGGATGACCGCTTTGCCTTTTGTTCAATGACACCAATTTTTGCACCTCAGCTCTCAGGGACTTTTAAGATCACTTATAAAATTGATGGAAAATTCATTGAGACTTTAACTTTTCAAATGGAGGCCTCGCTTGCAAGCGGAAAGCTTGGGGAGGATTTCGCCCTTGGCATTAACGCGCTAGGGGGAATGCCTCAAGTAGTTTGCGACAATAGGCGAATTAAGGGTTATGGTATGATGCATGAATTTTTTATCGAGCATGACGGGGTGGGGGATGGGGATGATGGTTTTGAGCTTTTAGGAATTTTGCTGGACGTGGACCGTACCACTAAAGCGACTGGAAGGACGGCGGCATAAAATGGCTCTTGAGGACCTGAACATAGTTGAAAATTATTTGGCTTTAAAAATTCTGCGACAAGTTCATTTGAACGCGGCGATGCAGTCTATTGAAGATTTCATTAACACCAACGTTAAGCTGAATTTGCAGCAAGTTGGCGTTGATGTTTTTGGCCCTTCTTATGAATACAATAATGATGGAATTCAAACATTAGCTACTCCGCTCGCTGATCTTGTTGCGAAGCTTGATGACAATGAGACGATTACAGGTTCTTGGGTTTTTGACGACACGGTTTCTTTTAACCAGCTTGCTATTTTTTTCAACATTGTCACGTCGAGTTATCAGCCACGTGTGAAGGCGTACCGTGTGACTAGCAATCAATCAGTACCAAGCGCGACGCCGACGGCCATCGCGTTTGCTGCTCAAGAATATTTTACTGCGCTTCAGCTCCACAATACCGGTTCTAATAATACTCGCATTCTTATACCCTCTGGCGGGAATGGAATTTACAATTTTGTTGGGCAGGCTACTTTTGCAGCAAGCGCCACTGGACGCCGTGAAGTTTTAATTTACAAAAACGGGGCAGAGATTGCGAAGAATCAGGCTGATACAGCTAGTGGCAGTTTTGATTCTACGCTTCAGGTGACATTGCAGGACAATTGCATTGCCGGAGATTATTATGAGCTCTTTGTTCTTCAGACTTCTGGCGGAGGATTAGATGTTGTTTTTGGAGCTAATAAGACTTTTTTTCAAGCGATGAAGGTATGGTGATTTATGCCTTTAGAAGACGTTGTCCTTCCGAAGCAATATCGCAATGCCAGGGTTTTATTTGAACAGCATTTAGATGCTTGGCGGTTAGCTTCGCAAGATGCTTTTGCTAACAACAATTTAAATCTTAAACAAATTGCGCTCGATTGCTTTGGCGTTGCTTACGATTTTGACAATGATGGACAGGCGAATCTTTCAACGTCCATTCTAGACCTTATCAATAATATTTCCGCAGGCGGCTCGCCGATTACGGCAACAGCCTCTTCCACATGGACCATTGGAACCGGGAGTATCCCCGGGACGCTGGACATGGGGCTGCTAACGGCTCCAAGAAATTATCAATTTCCTGACATTTCTGGAATTGTGCTTTTAAATAATGGGGAGCAGTCCGTTGGCGATATGGATTTTACTCAGAAAGCTTTCTCCATTGGATCACCAAATATTTTGCGATTGGCTGGAGGTGCTCACACGACCTTGGCGGCTGGAACCGAAGCGCCGGATATTGTTTTCAACTTGGCTCGCACGGTGCAATTTTCTCAAGGCGCCATTGCTAATCAAAGAGCATTTCAACTTTTGGCTCCGACTTATTCCATGGCTGGAGGGCCTGCCACCATTACCACGGCGGCAACTTGGTATATCGATAATGCGCCGCAGGTGGGTGCGAATTGCACGATTACAAATTCATATGCATTTCTTATTAATGCGGGAGCCTTTAAGAGCAATGGGCCTATTATTCCAGGGTTTCTTAACAAGGGAGATTTAAGCGGCGCTCAGACGATAGACTGGCGGGCGGCTAATACTCAACGGATTCGAGCGATTGGTGGCCTTTCCCTAAGTTTTTTAGGCCAAGATTCTTTCCAGGTATTGCGTCTTATCATTCAGCAGGATGGAAGCGGCTCTCGGCTGGTTACTTGGCCAGCAAATATTCGATGGATGAATGGAACCGGGGCGAATAATTCTATCACTGACGCTCCGACGCTTACAACCACGGCTAATAAATTTGATGTCTTTTCTTTTTATTGGGATTCTGTGTTGAACCTTTTTATCGGATCAGTAGTTGGTTTTAATGGAGCTATTTCTTAATGCATTTTTCCGTTGAAAAAATTGAAGGGGCCATTGACCAAGAAATGAGTCAATTTGCAAAAGAGTGCATTGATGACGCTCTTTTAAAATATATGGGTTTTCAAATTGACCCATTGACGTTTGTCACCACTTTGGAGACTTACGCAAAAGACCATGACAAGGTTTTTTTTATTGCTAGGGCGAACGGGAAAGTCATTGGAGTTTTTTTTGGAGAGGCAAAGAACATCCCTTTTACTAATCATTTAATGGCCGTTGAATTATATTTCCGAGTTTCGGAAGAGTATCGCGGGCAAGGGGTAGGCAAATGTTTGATCATGGGCTTTGAGGCTTGGGCAAAAGGAAAAGGCTGTGAAATTTCTGTATGCGGGGTGAATCAATTTACCTCTAGCGCTACTAAGGACGCAAACCGAAGATTGGCTAGAGATGGTTATCGTCTTTATGTCAATGAATACTTCAAGGTGCTGTAATGTGCGGATCTAAAACCACTACTAAGGTTGAAACCGGAAAGCTTTCAGAGCGTGGCGAGTCTTATGATTCGCTTTACTGGTCATTAGTACAGCAAAACATGAAGGACAATGGCTATACCATGTCTTCAAAGCAAGTGACTAAGTATAGCGATGAAGGGGCGGCCTCACGCTTGCAGGGCCAGATTGCTGATTTAGATAAGAAAATTTCTGCGGCTGGCGATTCAGATCCTAATGTTGGGTATTTAAGAAACCAAAGAGACAGGCTTCAAAAAGACTTGGATAAGATGGACAAAGTTACTTATGATGACTGGTCCGTTGAAAAAATGCCGGACATTCGTTTGCAAAATGCCATTGACAAATACGGCGAAAATTCTCCGCAGGCTAACACTATACGCTCGCAATTGCGAGAAGAGGAAGTTTTTAAGGCAGAGGCTCTTGCTGGCACCGAGAAGGCCTGGCTTCAAAATTTGAATAAATATGTGAAAGGTGATTATTCTTACACATCGGAACAGTACAATCAGCTCAATAAATTTATCGCTCCGGTTCGTGAAGTTATCATCAAAACAACAGATGATCTTATTTCTCGTTATTGGGAAGACGATGCGATGCTTCGCGAGTCTTTGAATGATGTTTCTTATCAAATTGACCAAACTGGTTATGCCGTTAATGATGCTCTTCAGGCTGCTTCTATTCAGATGGATAAGAGTGGGGCAACTTTATTGGATGTTCTTAAAAATGTTAACAACTCAAACCGGGAAAAAGCAAAGTTTGAATTTGATCTTCTTTCTGAGAAGGCTGATCAGCAAGCCGCCCAGCAGGCTGCGATGCTAGGGCTTCCTCCGGGTTCGATGGCTGAAAGAGTTGCATCTCAAAAAACTAAGGCGGATGCCTTGAAGGGCATTGAATTAAATTTAGCAGCGGCGGAAGCGTCTGGAGCTCTCAATATTCAATCAGGCGTAGAGCAAGGAAAAAAGGAAATTTCTTTGGCCAGGGTTGGATTCGAGCAAACACAAGGCGCTAAACGTGAAGGTGTTGCAAAGCAGGGCGTCGGACTTACCCAACTTCTCACTAACAAGCTTGATCAAGCCGTTGGGGCAAAGGGCAATGCTCTTATTAATTTGGAACAGCAATTCCAAGATATGCTTTATGGGGCGGCTTACGGAAACCTGCCTGGACAAATTCAGGCAGGACAGCAAGGCCTTGCTTTTGAGACTGCGCAGAAAGCTGCTAAGCAACAAATGCAAAATCAAATGCTTGCTCCATTTGCCCAGCAATTAGGGGTTGAGCAACAACGAACCTTCGCCGAGACAACCACAACTCAAGAGACTAAAAAAGGTTTCTTAGATGCTTTCACCGATATTCTTGGCGCTGGCGCCTCGCTTGCTGGTTCGATTTATGGCATGGCTGGTGGTGGCGGCGGCGGCAAGTCTTCATCGAGTAGTGGTGGCGGAGGTGGAGGCGCTCCTGCCACTTTTATGCCGCGAATAGATAATTCAATTTATAGTGCGCAATACGCCCCTCAATTTACATTGGATTGGAGGTCTTAATGTCGGTTGAAGCTTTTCAATCAGGGCTTCGAGATTTAGAGCGTAACGTAGACAAGGTGCGTGAACGCAAGGCTGGTCGAGCAAGAGCCGAGCAGGAAAGCGCTGCGCGCAATCAATTTGCCGATACATTTTCCGGCACCATGGAAGGGCAGACCGGCATGGGGCAAACATATGCGGAGGGGGTTCGTTCAGGGCTTTTAGAGCCGGATAAATTAGCTAGCCAGTTTATGAACATGAAGCGCGATCAAGGCGTAATGATGGCTTTGGAATGGGCGCAGCGTGAGCAAGATCCAGTAAAAAAACGCATTATGCTTGAGCAGGCTAATTATGCCTTAGATGTTTATAATCGAATCAATGAAGGTGAGGCGTATTGGAAAACCGCCGGGGCGTTACGCGCGAAAAGCCAGTTCGGGCAATTAAAAGGAC